CTGATGTTTTATTAGGATCACTTACTGGTGTTTTCTTTACTGATGCAACAACTGAAAAACCTACTTTTGCGAATCATTTAAACGCATCAAACACAGCGACTGATATCGTTGGGTTTGTATCTGATGATCCGTATCAGAGGTTTGAAATACAAAGTGCTGGTACACCTGCTCAAACTAATATTGGTAATTGTGCAGATATTGCGTACACAGCCGGTAGTTCACCAAACTATGTTTCAAAAGTAGAAGCTTCTGGAACAATGGCTGCGGGAGCTGCTCAACTTAAAATAATCGGTGTTTCAAAAGATCCGGATAATAATGAATTAGGTTCAGCTAATACGAACTTAATCGTTACTATTAACGAACACTTCTTGAAACAAACCGCAGGTATCTAATAAAGGAGAATAATTATGGCGATATCACGAGGACAACTAGTTAAAGAACTAGAGCCAGGTTTGAATGCTTTATTCGGCCTGGAATATAAACGTTATGAGAATCAGCATGCTGAAATATACACTACTGAATCTTCAGACAGAGCGTTTGAAGAAGAAGTTATGTTATCAGGTTTCGCTCAAGCTCAAGTTAAACCAGAAGGAAGTGGAGTAACTTTTGACAATGCTCAAGAGACTTTCACTGCAAGATATACACACGAAACTGTGGCTCTTGCCTTCTCTATAACTGAAGAAGCAATTGAGGATAACTTGTATGACAGACTTGCTAGTAGATATACTAAAGCATTAGCTAGATCTATGGCGAACACTAAACAAGTTAAAGCTGTTAATCCATTGATTAATGGTTTCGGTACATTCACTTCAGGTGATGGTTCTGCATTATTTGCAACTAACCACCCAACTGTAAGTGGAACTGTATCAAACACATTAGCAGTGGCTGCTGACTTAAATGAAACTTCATTAGAGCAATCATTAATTGACATTGCTGCAATGACAGACGAAAGAGGTCTAAAAATTGCTGCAAGAGGTACAAAAATGATTATTCCTTCTGAGCTTCAATTCACAGCTGAGAGATTAATGAAATCTCAAGGTAGAGTCGGAACAGCAGACAACGATGTTAACGCAATCGTGTCTATGGGAATGGTTCCTCAAGGTTACAGAGTGAACAATTTCTTAACAGACCCAGATGCGTTCTACATCTTAACTGACGTGCCTAACGGTATGAAGATGTTTGACAGAAGCCCAATTAAAACGGCTATGGAAGGCGACTTCGATACTGGTAACGTGAGATACAAAGCTAGAGAAAGATACTCATTTGGTGTATCTGACTTTAGAGGTATTTTCGCATCACCAGGTGCATAATAATTAATTTGAATGAGGCGAGACACAATCTCGCCTCATTTAGAAAGTAAAAAGAAATACTCATGAAAAAATTTACAGTTACCATAAACGCGTACGGTCATTATGCAAAATTTATAGTATCATCTAACGATGATGCAGTTTCCCTCGAGCAAGCAATAGTTGACAAACTAGGACTAAATGATATAAAATGGGAATATGTTGGAGAAAATGTATTTGACTCCAACAAGTACAGAATAACCTATGAGGAGGTTATAAATGACGATGCAACCGCACATCCAGGATCTCTACAAACAAAAGGAGACACTGGACCTAAAATGGAAGCAAGAGCATCTTAATCAAGGTAGATATACCTTGAATATGGTAAGGATCGACGACCAAGTTAAAAAGATCGTTCAACATATAAAAAAGGCTGAGGCCAAAGAAGCCCACCTTAGAAATAAAGTTGATGCCATTGCTCCACAAGTTTCTGTAGCTACTTAATAAAAAGCTACATCGTTGGAAAAAATCCACTCCACATCACAGGCTCTCTTGCACTCTACTAAAAACTAGTATATAAAAACTTTACTATACAATTAAATTAGAACATAGACGCGTATAGTCGACGGCCTAGAGACTATGTTCGGAAACTAGGAGGATACAATTATGGCAAACACTACATTTACAGGACCGGTAACATCATTAAATGGTTTTATTGGTGGACCTAACGTTAACGCAGGAGACACCCAACAAGGTGGAAAAACTCCTTATACAGTTACAGACGCTAACACAATCACAGACGGAACTAATAGTCTTGAAGCATCTGCTAATGAAGGTGTATTAGTTTACGTACAAGATGGTGCAGCAGGCTCAGCTGTTTATGCTTTTTCAGATGGTACAAACTGGAAAAGATTAGACACGTTAGCAAACATATCTGCATCGTAATAAATAATTAATGTGGGCCTTCGGGCCCACACAATTTTAATAGGAGAAAACTATGGCGGCAAAAGGTGACGTAAAAGCAGTAAGAGTTGCAGGAACGGGCGCAGTATTCGCTGGAAGAACAAGACTAAGAGGACTTATTCTTGCTTCTGATGGTGGCGGTGCAGGTTCAATAATTCTACAAGACAATACTGATAGTACAACTTTATTTCAAGGAGACTGTCCAACAGGAGATGTTTTTGCATTTAATATTCCAGAAGATGGAATATTATTTCCTGGAGGAATGAAAGTTTCTACTATCACAAATATTGCAGGTGCAACATTACTTATAGATAAATAAGAGGTTTAAATGGCAACTTCTGGTACAACAACATTTGAATCTACGTTTAGTATTGATGATATTATTACTGAAGCGTATGAAAGATTAGGTCGTTTTGATTATTCAGGAAACGATTTAAGATCTGCAAGACGTTCTTTAAATATAATGTTTCAAGAATGGGCGAACAGAGGTTTGCATTATTGGCAAGTAAAAAATAATTCAATCACATTAGTAAATGGTCAATCAGTTTATACAATGTTTAGATCAACATCTGATGGAACTTCTGATGCAACTGCAGTTTATGGCGTAGATGATATACTAGAAGCTGTGTATAGAAACTCTTCTTCAGTTGATTTTCCTCTTACAAAAATAAATAGATCAGCATATCAAGGTCTTTCAAATAAAACTCAAACAGGTGTACCTACCCAATACTATGTTCAAAGATTTATTGATAAAATTACAATTACTTTGTACCTGACGCCTGGTGCAAGCGAAGCAGGTAATTTTTTAAATTACTATTATGTAAGCAGAATACAGGATGCCGGAAACTATACTAACGAAGCAGATGTACCATATAGATTTGTGCCTTGTATGGTTGCAGGTTTATCTTACTATCTATCACAAAAAATAAATCCACAACTTACACAACAAATGAAATTATTGTATGAAGATGAATTAAAAAGAGCACTAGAAGAAGATGGTTCTGCTTCAAGTTCTTTCATAACACCAAAAACTTATTATCCAAATGTCTAATTTATCTAGAGGAAAATATGCACAATTTATTTCTGATCGTTCTGGTCAAGCATTTCCATATTCAGAAATGGTTATTGAATGGAATGGATCAAGAGTACATGTTTCTGAATTTGAAGAAAAGCATCCACAGTTAGAACCAAAACCAACCACAGCAGATGGTCAAGGTTTAAGAAACGCAAGACCACAAATCTTTACTCAGGCATCAGGTGATGGTGGTTTTATGAATGTAGATTTAAATTTACCAGGAGATTTTGCATTTCAGTCAAGTGGTATGATTCCTGATGATGGATCTTCTGTAAATAATAAAAGACAAGCATTTATGTCTTTAGGTAACGTAAGTATAACCGGAGTTGTAAATAATACTCTAGTTATTCCTACTGCTATATCATCAAGTCTATCTTTAAATAGTGTTACAACTACAACTACTTCAGTTACAGTTTATGCAGTGACAGTTGCTAATCCTGGATCTGGAAACAAGTATTATATAGATGGAGTTCAACAAGATACTTTATCTTTAACAATAGGATCAACATATAGATTTGATCAGTCTGATGCTTCAAATGATAATCATCCACTAAGATTTTCAACAACAAGTGGTGGAACACATTCTGGTGGAACAGAATATACAACAGGTGTTACTACATCTGGCATAGCTGGACAAGCAGGTGCTTATACTGAAATAACTGTTGATGCAAGTGCACCTAGTACGTTATACTACTATTGTACAAATCACTCTGGAATGGGAGGTCAAATTAATATATCATGACGTATGATGAACTAGTACAAAAAATTAGGGATTACACAGAAGTTGATGCAAATGTTTTGACTTCAACTATTGTAAATGGAATTATATCTGACGCAGAATTTAGAATACTAAGAGATGTAGATTCAGATAATAATAGAAGATATGTAACTGCTCAATTAGTTTCTGGAACAAGATTTATAACTACACCAGAAAATTTATTAACTATTAGATCAGCTCAGATTGTAGATTCTGATGGTACGGGAGCAGCCAATAATAGAGATTTTTTACAATATAGAGATACTAGTTTTATGTCTGAATTTAATCCTACTGAATCTACAGGAGTTCCAAAATACTATAGCAACTGGGACGAAAATACTATAGTTGTATCTCCTACACCTAATGCTACATATACTATTCAGGTAAATTATATCTTGAAACCAAGCGGATTATCTAGTACAAATGCTACTACATATCTAAGTCAACAATTTCCCAATGGCTTATTATATGCGTGCTTAGTTGAAGCATTTTCTTTTCTGAAGGGCCCAAATGATTTGTTGCAATTATACGAAGGAAAGTATAAACAAGTTGTTGAAGGCTTCTCAGTAGAACAAATGGGAAGACGAAGACGAGATGAATATCAAAGTGGTGTTCCTCGAGTCGGTGGAAAATAATAAGGAGAAAAAACTATGGCGATTACACAAGCACTTGCAAACTCGTTCAAAAAGCAACTGTTAGACGGTGATCATTCGTTCGCGAGTTCGGGTGGTGACGTTTTTAAAATAGCTCTTTATACTTCCTCAGCTACTCTAAACTCAGCTACAACTTCTTTTACTGCAGGTAATCAAGTTAGTAACACGGGTCAATATACTTCTGGTGGCGGAAAACTTACAGGCAATAACACTTCAATTGCATCAGGTGTTGCGATTGTAGATTTTGCTGATAGATCTTTCACAGGTGTAACATTGACTGCTAGAGGAGCTTTAATCTATAACACTTCATCAACTGCAACTAATGCAGCTGTTGCGGCTTTAGATTTTGGGGCAGATAAAACAGCTACATCAGGAACTTTTACGATACAGTTTCCAGCTTTTACAACAGCAGCAGCGATTCTAAGAATTTCTGGGTAATACATAGGAGCAGCTTCCTATGTCTAAAACTTGGGGTTCACTCGCATGGAGCGTAGGAGATTGGGGCAGTCAGACTGATTCTACTGTCTCTATAAGCGGGATAGCTATGTCTGCTTCTACAGGAAGCAGTACAGCGGACGGAACTGTAGAGTTCGGTTGGTCGAGATTAGCTTGGGGTGAAAACGCTTGGGGTATTTCAGGAGACGTTAGAGTTACTGGAGTAACTGCTTCTGCTTCTTTAGGTAATGAATCAATTGTTATAGATGCAAATGTAATTCCAACCGGAGTTTCTGCAACATCAAATTTAGGTACAGCAGTTTTAGATGCAACTGGTGTAGGTTCAGTAACAGGTATATCTATTTCTACAAATTTAGGAACAGCTGATGCTGGTCCTGATGCAATGGCAACTGGAATTAGTTTTAGTGCTAACGTAGGAACTCTTGATGCATTTAACGCTGAAGGTTGGGGTAGATATGGTTGGGGTATATTTGATTGGGGTGTTTCAGGTGAATGGGAATTTGTAACACCAACAGGCATTTCAATGTCTTCAAATGTTGGAACAATATTAGCAGCAGGAACCGGTGGTGTAATTTTAACTGGTATTAGTATGACTGCTGATGAAGGAACAGTTGATCCTTCTCCAGATGCAACAGTTACAGGTATTGGATTTGGTATGGCTGTTGCCACAGGAACTGTAGTTACAGGTACCGGTGAAACAGATATTACTGGAATAGCTATGACAGCTAATCTAGGAACTGCAATTGGAAATGCAAATACTATTGCAAGTCCTTCAGGAATACCAATAACAGTAGTTTTAAGTGAAGAAAGTGTTGTTGGAGATGCTACTGCTCAATGCACTGGAATCGCCTTGACTATGTCATTAAATTCTGCTAATGCTTTGATCTGGAACAATGTAAATACAGGTTCAGCACCTATAGATCCACCAGGTTGGCAAGAAGTACCAACGAGAGCTGCATAATGAGTTTGACACAAACTCAATTTTTTAGTAAATTAACGACAATAAGGAATTTAAATTATGGCAAATTCAACATCAGCTAATTTAAAATTAACGGTTCAAGCTACTGGTGAAAACTCGGGAACTTGGGGACAAATTACAAATACAAACTTATTAATTTTAGAACAAGCAATCGGTGGTTTTACAACTTTCAACGTAACTAATGCTAGTAGAGCACTAACATTTACTAATGGTGCAATATCAAATGGTAAAAATGATGTTATTAAATTAACAGGAACTCTAGCGGGAAATTTAAATGTAACAATTCCGGATGGAATTGAAAAAGTTTATAATGTACAAGATGCATGTGACCATGCAGGAAACACTTTAACTTTTAAAACATCATCAGGTACAGGTGTTCTTTTATGTGAAGGAAATAACTATGTATTATATTCTGATGGTACAAACATTGTAAAATTATCTGAACAAAGAAATTGGAGAGTATTTACAGCATCTGAAACAGTTCAAGCAGGTGCTAAATGCTTAGTGAATACAAATGGAGGAGCTGTAACAATTACGCTACCTGCATCACCAAGCACTGGTGACACGGTATCATTTGTAGATCAAGGATACGATTTTAATACTAACGCGTTGACTATTGGCAGAAACAGCTCTAATATAGTAAACGCAGCATCTGACCTTGTTGTTAATACACAAGGTGCAGGTCTTGAATTAGTTTATTCAGGTGATGCAACAACAGGATGGACTTACACGGAGAAATAATATGGCAGCAAAAGGAAATTGGACAATAGTATTTGAAGATAAAGCAATCATTAAAAATTATGCAGAAGGTGCTAATGAAGGTGTTGGATACAGAATTGATGATGATGCTTTTTGGAATGAATCAAAATTTTCTAATATTTGGGCTATTCAATACGGCACTTCTAATACTTCTGACGAAGTAGAGCACAGAGATGAAACTCCTCATTGTAGTTATGCAGATGCAGATTTAGGTGACATTAGTCAATTTAGTAATAGATGGGACTCAGCTCACTTATCTAAATTACAGTCAGATTGGGATGAAGATACTTTATCAATTGAAGATCCAGAAGGATCAGAAACTTTTAGAGACGAAACAGAATCGGAGAAAATTGCTAGACTAGGCGCAAGACCTACATCATATTCTTCGTAGGAGAAAACATGGCAAATTACGAAGCGACTAAATATGATTACTCAGGTGCAAGCCTTACTGGTATTGAAGGTATCCCTACAGCAACTATTATACCATGGTCTTCTTCTTCAGTACCATCAGGATATTTAGAATGTAATGGTCAAGCAGTTTCAAGATCAACGTATGCTGCTTTATTTGCAATCATAGGTACAACTTACGGAGCAGGTGATGGTTCATCTACTTTTCTTGTTCCAGATCTTCAAGATAATATAGCATTAGGTAAATCTAACAACAAAGCTTTAGCGTCAACAGGTGGTGCTAATACTGTAGCTAAAACTGGAAATATAGGTGGTTCAACAGCCAATGCAACTTTATCAACTCCACAACTTGCTTCTCATAATCACAATCAAGGAGTAGCTGCAGGTCCAGGTAGATTTAGAAAAATAAGTATACCCCAATATCAAGCAGCAGCTAAAAATGGATCAGCTACACCAAATACAGGTTCAGGTGGTGGACATTCTCACAATATGAGCGCCAATTTTTCTGGGGATGCAACTTCAGTTATTCAACCTTATTTAACAATTATATACGTAATAAAAACTTAGGATAAATTATGTCAAACTACGAAGCAACAAAATATGATTTCGACGCAGCAAACCTTACAGGTATTGAAGGAATTCCTACAGCAACTATTGTGCCTTGGTCTGATTCTTCAGTCCCATCAGGTTTTTTAGAATGTAATGGTGCAGCAGTTTCAAGATCAACTTACTCTGCATTGTTTGCAATTGTAGGTACAACTTATGGCGCTGGGGATGGTTCAAGTACTTTTAATGTACCTGACTTACAAGATAACGTACCGGTTGGAAAATCAAATAACAAAGCAGTAGGTTCAACAGGTGGTGCTAATACTGTAGCAGCCACTGGAAACGTAGGTGGTTCAACAGCTAATGCAAGTTTATCAACTCCACAACTTGCTTCTCATAGTCACCCAAGAGCTGCAACTTATGTTAGACCTCCAAATAAAAACAACAACCCTGGACAAGATAACCCAGAGTATACAGCATTCGGTAACACAAATACTAGTTTAGGTAACGCTGGTTCAGGAGGTGCACATAGTCATAATATGAGTGCAAACTTTAGTGGTGATGCTGTTTCAGTTTTACAACCTTATTTAACTATAATATATATTATTAAAACTTAGGATAAATTATGTCAAATTACGAAGCAACAAAATATGATTTCGATGGGGCAAACCTTACTGACATTGAAGGTATCCCTACAGCAACTATTATTCCTTGGTCTGATTCTTCAGTGCCGTCTGGATATTTAGAATGTAATGGCCAAACAGTTTCAAGAAGTACTTATTCAGCATTATTTGCAATTGTAGGGACAACTTATGGTGCAGGTGATGGTTCCTCTACTTTTGCTGTTCCTAATTTGTCTGACAATGTAGCAATTGGAAAATCTAATAATAAAGCTTTAGCATCAACAGGTGGTGCTAATACTGTAACAACAACTGGAAACGTTGCGGGGAGTACAGCCAATGCAACTTTATCAACTCCACAACTTGCTTCTCATAGTCACCCCAAAGGATACGCTAATTTTAATCCTGCTTATAGATCTAATAGACCAATGAGTCACCCATATCAAGGACCTACAGCCAGTCCATCTGGTTCAGGTAATACAGGTTCAGGTGGTGGTCACTCCCACAATATGAGTGCCAATTTTTCTGGGGATGCTACTTCGGTTGTGCAGCCTTATCTAACTGTAATGTATCTTATAAAAACTTAATTATTTTAACATCATCCAAGATGTTAAAATATATTTTTCACCAGAAAGTGGTGGGTTACCTCTGTGTAAATAAGGAAATGCTGCAGGCCAAATAACTATTCTACCTTTTTTAGGTTGTACTCTTTTTGAAAAATGTAAGAATTCTGTTTCTCCACCTTCTTCAACATCATTTAAATATATTGAATAAACAAAAGCTCTAGGTTCATTTTCATGTCCTTTTCCATGTTCTATATGCCAAACATGATAACCTTCTGTAGGTAAAGTTTTTTGTATTTTTAAATCTGTAAAATAAAAAGACTCTTCATAAGCTTGGTCTGCACCTGTATTTTTTACATAATGATTCCAAGCTATATCAAAATTTAACATCATTGGTTTTAATGATTCCCACCAAACATCTATATTATTAGGTGCTGCAAAATATTGTTGATCTTGTTTATGTGTTATAGATGATTTTTCAAAAGCTATTCTATTTAATGTATTATTAAATTTATTTTGATCTTCAAATAATTTAATAGCTTTATCGCATTCTTCTGGTCTAATATAATTATCATAGACACCTATGAAGTTAGTTATATTAACGGTTTTTTCAATCGCATCCATTTTAAATCCTCTTCGTGTGCTTTATTTCCTGTATTTTTAAAATACTTATCATATTGATGTCTTGTGAAATGTCCAGCTTTATCTACATAGTGAAAAAAAACTTGTGCCATACCTTCACCTTTATATATGCCTGGTCTTTCATGTTTTTGAAAAACTCCATTATATATAATACCATCACCTTCATCCAATTCAAATTTTTTACCTTCAATTACAATAGGCCAGTTATCATTTTTTTTAATACATGCAGTAATAGATACTTCACAAGAAGGTCTATCTCTATGTTTACGTAGCGATCCTCCGTATACATAATATCTCCAATATGTATATGTTGGAAACAAACTTAATTTAGATTCTTTCTCTACAAAAGATAATTTAGTTTCTAACAAAGTATCCATTAAAGAATCATTGTACCACGCCGGAGAAAAAGATTGAGGATCAATAAAATAATCTGTAGTGGAATGTAGTTTATTAATACAATATTTCTGAAGAATATTTAATTCTTCTTTACTAAAAAAATTTTTAATTAATTTATTTTTTATTGTAGCCATGCAACTATACTATACCTTGTTCCTTTTGTAATGGGTTGAATACCATGTGGATACATGAAATTACTTGGAAAAAATACTATTGATCCAGTGTTTAGTTTTAATCTTTTTATTTCTTTTTGTTTTTGATCTGCAAAAACTAAATCTCCACCTTCATACTTATTATTTAAATTCATAATAATACTTAAATGTCTTGGTGCAGATGTGCCTTGATCGGTATGTGAATCATATTTTCCACCAACCCCATATTTTAATAAATCTATTTGATTAATTTCAGAACTTTCCATCGCTGGAAATTTAATTTTATAAAAACTATATAATCTTTCTATTTCTTTCTTTATATAATTCCAATAAAAAATGTTTGTAGGAGTTTCATTATTTACATGAAAGCCTTTTACATTTCTTACATTTTTATGTAAGCCTCCAGTGGTAGTTAAATATTCTTTTGCTCTATGATCTATAAATGGTATCATTTTTTTTATAAAATCTTTATCAATTATATTATCTAATTTAACAACTGCTTCTAAATGATCCATAATTTTATTAACAAACTTTCCCAGCGTTGAAAGATATTATTAATCTTTCCTCGTCTTTTTTCAATGTTTTAACTTCATGAGGAATCATTGAAGGAAACAATAATAATGTATTAGCTTTAAATTTATGATCATATGGATTAAACTTTTTACTGTAGAAAACAGTTGGGCTAGGATTGTTTCCTTTTATATAAATAATTCCAGAATATATAGAAGATTCATGAAAGTGAATAGAGTGACCATGATCTGTATTATATAACTGAGCCCAATTGTTATCTAGAAACAATTTATGTTTATCTAAAATATTAGTGATTTGTTTTTTTAAATTTTTTAATATAGGAAAATTCAAGATGTTAAATGTGGTAAAAGTAGTTTTACACTCTGAGATTTCTTTGGACCCATATGCATCTAAATTTTTTACCATCATTAAAATTTGATTTACTTCTTCATTGGTAATTTTTAATATATATTCATAGAATAGATTTTCATGAGCAAATGGATCAAACTTTACCATATTATATTGATACTTTCATTTTCCTTATTTATAAGATATAAAGCACTATATGCTACAAAAATTAAATTTCAAGCCTGGTTTTAATAAGATGACAACAGAATCCGGAGCCGAGTCTCAATGGGTTGATGGTGATTTTGTCAGATTTAGATATGGACTACCTGAAAAAATAGGTGGTTGGAATCAATTAACAGCAGGTAGTCTAACTTTACCTGGAGTAGCACGTGCTCAACACAGTTTTACAAGTATCGCTGGAGAAAAATATGCAGTGATAGGAACATCACAAGGTTTATTTCTATATTATGGAAATGACTTTTACGATATATCTCCGTTAGATACTGCTATTACTGGATTTACTTTTACATCTACAACTGGATCAGCAACCGTTACAATTAATAAAACATCTCATGGTTTAACTGCAGGTAGATTTTTTACATTTACTTCTGTAACATTACCTGGAGGCGGTGCTACAGGATACACAACATCTGATTTTGAAGACACGCCTTATGAAGTTGTAACAGCAGATACAAATAGTTTTACAATTACGATGGCATCAAATGAATCTGGAACTGGAATGACAGCTGCAGGTTCTGCAACTGTTAATCCTTACGTTCAAGTTGGTCCTACATTTCAAACAGCAGGATATGGTTGGGGCACAGATACTTGGAGCACATCAACTTGGGGCACAGAGAGAACAACTAGTGACGTAATTCTGGAACCAGGAAAATGGAGTCTTGATAATTTTGGACAAGTATTAGTCGCAACTATTGCAGGAGGAAAAACATTTACTTGGAATGCAGGTGCAGCAAGCGCAAGAACAATTAGAGCGTCAACAACAACTACAAATTTTGAAACAACAAACAATCCAACGTCATCTAGATTAACACAAGTGTCAGATAGAGATAGACACTTGTTTCATTTTGGAACAGAAACAACAATTGGTAATTCATTAACTGTTGATCCGATGTTTATAAGATTTTCTAATCAAGAAGATTTAAATACGTATGCATCAAATATTACAAATACTGCAGGTAGTTTTAGATTGGATAAAGGAAATAAAATTGTAGGAGCTGTATCTGGTAAAGATTATACTTTAGTTTTAACTGATAGCTCTGCGTATGTAATTCAATTTGTTGGTCCACCATTTACTTTTTCTGTAAAACAAGTTGGTACAAATTGTGGATTGATTGGTCAAAAAGCTTTGAGTTACTCTAATGGTATTGTATTCTGGATGTCAGGTGAAGGTGGATTTTTTGCATACGATGGTACTGTTAAATCATTACCTTGTTTAGTTGAAGACTTTGTATTTAATACTGATGGTGATAATTTAGGTATAAACTTTAATGCAAGCGAACTTGTGTATGCAGAGCATAATACACTTTATAATGAAGTAAATTGGTTTTATCCAAAATCAGGATCAGAGCAAATAGATAGAGTGGTTACATATAATTATGGGGAACAGGTTTGGACTACAGGATCACTAGCTAGAACAAGTTATATAGATACAGGTGTATTTGATGCACCCTATGCAACAGAATATAATAAAACTGCAACTCCAAATTTTCAAATTCAAGGTATAACAAATAGATTTGGAGCATCAACTTATTATGCTCATGAAGTAGGAACTGATCAGGTAAACAGTTCAGGTACAACAGCGATTGCTGCTTTTATTAAATCTGGAGATTATGATATTACATCAAGTAAAAGCGCCCTGGGTCAGGCCACAGGAATGGTAAACTACAAAGGAGATGGAGAGTTCTTTATGTCTGTTAAAAGATTTATACCTGATTTTGCTATACAAACAGGTAATACAAAAATCACATTACTATTAAATAACTATCCGAACAATACAGCATCTAGCTCACCGTTAGGTCCCTTTACAATTACATCATCTACTGATAAAGTAGATACCCGTGCAAGAGGAAGACTCGTAGCACTAAAGATAGAAAACGATGGCACAGGTGAAACTTGGAGATATGGAACTCTAAGACTTGATGCACAACCAGACGGAAGAAGATAATGGCAAACATTTTTGATGTACCACTTTATAATTCAATTATATATCCACGAACTCCAGCTATAGGTATAGAAACTTTAAATCAAATTCCACCTATGGAAGATGATCTACCATACGCACCTGAATATGGTGAAGGTTTTTTAATGAATACTACATTACCGTATGAGCAATTTCTTACACCAAAAATAGACATGGGAGCTATGGGAGTTACTCCACAATTAGCTCAAAACATTCCTACAACCTTTAGTAGTCTACCTCCAAATCTAGGTGTTGCTACTCAGGCTGATGAAGAAACAGAAGAATATGAAGTTGATGAATTTGGTTATAGAAAAGAACCAAATAAATTAGGAGGCATTTTAGATTTATTTGCAGGCATAGCAATACCTGGTTATGGTATACTAAAAAATATGGCTCGAGGTGGTTTAGACGGATTAAGAAGATTAGGTCAATCTGATTTTGCTCAATCAGAAACTCATATGGAATTTTTAGATAGAATAAGAAACAAAAACACTAGAACAAATGATTCTTCAGCAGCAGACCTACAAACTGAAATGGCAAACAGATCATCAGCTGTTCAAACTGATCAAGATAGAGGTAGAGGAGATAGACCTGGTGGAGCTAATCGTTCTACTTCTTCTAGAGGACACAGCTACAGTAGAGACAGTTCATCATTTGGAAAGAGTTTTCACGGTGGCTAAAATAACTTCATACATACCTGAACCAAAGGAAGAATATGATGCTGAAAACCAAAGACAGATTCTTCGTGCAATTGATACAATCAAAAATGAACTTAATACATCTTTCTTAGAAGATTTAAAACAGGAGCAAGAAAGATTTACTTGGTTAATGCATGGCTAACATATATAAAAACGCAAAGGCAGATTTAGATTCTACAAGTGAAGTAACTTTATATACTTCACCTTCAAACTCTAGAGCTATAATAAAATCTATTTTACTTCATAATGATTCAGGATCTGGTGCTGATATTTCAATGAAAGTTGTTAATGCTTCTTCAGCAGAGTTTCCTATATTTACACAACTTTCAACAACTGCTAGATCAACAAGTCAAATATTGACTGAGCCATTAATTCTTGAAGAAAGTGAAGCGTTAAAATGCACAGCCAGTGTAGCTGATAGATTAATAGTAATTGTATCTATACTTGAAATTAATAAAGATTAGTGTTATTAGAATAACAGAATGAATAAAGATAAATTAGAACACACTCACGATAATGGCGTTACTCACTCTCATGAAGGTGGTGATGTTCCACATACACATGATATACCAAAAATAGATTGTGTTAGTACAACAACATACAGAAATACTAAAACTGGAGAAGTGTTTAAAGAGAAAGTAGAAGGACCTGATATTGTACAAGATGTTACAGTTCAAATTACTAATAAAGGTCTTGAAGTATTTCAGAAAGTAATGAATCAAAAAAATGATAAAGATAATAAGTAACGTCTTAAATAAAGAAGAGTTGTTTGCCCTGCATACAGGTTTGGTTTCAAATAATATGTGGTCATTAAATAGAAATAGCACAATAAATGGAATAGGTGGTGCTTTTCCTGGAGTTATATTTATGGATAATGAGGAAGTAGTATATAATGATTCTTATTGGTTGGGATATTTTAATTGTTTATTTGATAGAATAAATACAGAATTACGAAAACAACATAATTTTCAAATTCAAAGAAGAATAAAAAGAATAGCTTTGAATGCTCAAAATGATAATCATTTTACAGAATTTCATCAAGACAGTAATGATACTAGTTATAGTATTGTAGGATTTTTAACACCGCAATGGGCCGAAGATTGGGGAGGAGAATTAAATATAGAAGGAAAAGTTATTAAATATAATCCAGGTGATTTTATATTATTTGACTCTAACCAACTACATGCATCACAACCAATAAAAAAAATACCATATTGGAGAACATCAGTTAGTTATGTCATTCACAAATAATAATCCTAGAGGTGGAACAGAATTACAATTTGAGTTTTTACAAAAACATGTAGATTCTAAAATATTAAATCAGGTACAAATATGTACATCAGTGCCTGAAAAGATTCCATTACATCCAACTAAAGTAAATATACTTTGGCAAAAAAATTCTTACGATCAACCGAATCTTGCACCATGGTTTAGTGATTCAACTAATCACAGTAAGTACGATTGGTATGTATTTAATAGTCATTGGTCATATGAAAAGTTTAGAACATACTTTAAATTACCTACTGAAAAATGTGTTGTTATAAAAAACGGTGTAGAGAAAATAGAACCTGTAGCAACTACATATCAGAAGGGAAAAGAAATTAAGATAATACATCAAAACACACCTTGGAGAGGATTGAATGTTTTATTAGGTGCGATGCAGTTAATAAAGAACCCACTAATTACATTAGACGTATATTCTTCTACAGAAGTATATGGAAAAGATTTTTACGAACAGAATGATAAATATTATAAAACACTTTATGAACAAGCAGATTTATTACCTAATGTAAATTACATCGGTTACAAATCAAATGAATATATTAGAGAACATTTAAAAAATTATAGAATGTATGCATATCCAAGTACATTTGAAGAAACATCTTGTATCTCTTTATTAGAATGTATGTCAGCAGGTTTGTATTGTATAACAACAGATCTGGGTGCATTGTTTGAAACAGGTGCAGAGTTTCCTATCTACATTCCATATACAGATAACTATAAATTATTGGCTACTAAATTTGCTGCTGCTATCGAAGCAGCTGCACAATCTTTAGAAAGTGAAGCAGTAAACGAACATTTAAAATTTCAAATTAAATATACAAATAAATATTATAATTGGGATAAACAGGGTTTATCTTGGACACGATTTTTACAAGGAGCAATCAATGCAAAACAATGATCCAATATGGTTTAATAAACAAGAACCAAATAAAGACACTTATCAAACTATAAAAACAGGTAGTGTTGTTACCGAAATAAATGTAGGTGGTAAACCTAAGTATAAAATTATGGTATGTACACCATGTCACTCTGATGTATCTATGCATTACACACAAGCAGTGTTAAAGTTTCAACAAGAGTGTATTAAAAATAATATACTAGTTAGTTTTACATTACTAAAATCATCTTTAGTTACACAAGGTAGAAATCTATGTGTAGCTGATTTCTTGAGTCATGAACACGATTATGAATATTTATTGTTTATAGATTCAGATATAGATTTTCAGTTTTCTACTATCATGAAAATGATTGAAAAAGATAAAGATGTTATCGCATGTCCATATCCAATGAAGACTATCGATGAAGATAAAATGTGGCTAGCACTTACAGAAAAGTATGAAATGATAAGAAAGAAAAGCGATGTTATCAAGTCTGGATATATGTATCCAATAAAGGTACCAGATAAAAACAGAATTGTTATGGAGAATGATATAATAGAAACAACGCATGTGCCTACAGGATGTATGTTAATAAAAAGACATGTTCTTACAAAAATGATAGAAAAATATCCTGAATTAGAGATATTTCAACCAACTATTATTAATGGTAAAGAAGTAAAGAAACCTAATTTTTATAATTTATTTGATACTTTACATGACCCAGATACTAAGAGATACTATGGCGAGGACTTTGGTTTTTGTCAAAGATGGACAGATATGGGTGGTAAAGTATTTGCTTATGTGTCTGACTATATAACACATGTTGGAGAGCACTCTTATTGTGGTCGTTTCTTAGATGAATTACAGTCTTTAAAACGTGTTGACGATAGCGAAAAAATCAAATAAACTGAGATACTACAGGAATTATACCTGCTCTAAACTAGTTTAATTTATATATATGACAATATCACGTATGCAACAACCGAGACAAATGTATCAGGATGGCAGCATCATGCCTAGACTAAATCAATTAGGTAGTGGTGTTTCTTCTGCAGAACAAATGTTACAAGGTATTAATCAAAGATTAGATTCAGCTGAATCTACTTTAGGTGAAGGTGGTGCTATGCAACAACCCGCTTTGCAACAACCAATTGGACAACCAACACAAACGACTCCTTTTAATGGAAGAACTGTTGGTCTTATGCAACTTCCTCTTGGTGGTATGTTAGGTCCTACAATACCAACTGCAAATAATGTATCTCAAGGTAGGGAATCCTTTTTTGGTCAACCTTTGTTTGATACAGATGGATTTAGATTAGGAGATCAAAGATATGGAACTGGTTTAGTTGGTGGACCATCAATGGCATTACCTGGTTCCGGTTTAACAAATCAAACACCATTTCAATCACCAATAGTAGGAGCTATGAGAGGCATGGCAGCAGATGGTGGAATGATGGGTAGACAAAATTATGGCTTAGGTAGCCTTGTTAAATCAATTGGTAAAGGGATTAAAAAATTTGTTAAATCTGATTTAGGTAAAGCAGCACTTTTAGGTGTAACTGCTTTTGGATTACCTGGAGGAGCATTGGGTATGAAAGGTTTTTTACCACAAGCTTTTAAAACTGGAGCAAAACAATTTTTATTTGGTGGAGGTACAAAATTTTTACCAGGACCTGCAGTAAAAGGTGCTGCAGTTTCAAAACCAGGTATTTTTGGCGCACTTAAAAATTTTGTAGGTTCAAATATAGGTACAATAGCTTCAACAGTTATTCCATCTGTATTAGCTGCAGCAGGAGCTAAAGAAGAAGATATGCCGGAACTTCAACAAGATTCAGGAAAACTAGCTATGTTGTTAGAAAAAGGATACAGAAATTTAAATCCAGGTGTGTCAGACGAAGAAGTTGCTGAATTTGTAAGAACAAATGTAGCAGAAGGAGGTAGAATCGGTTATGCTATGGGTAGTCCAGAAGATAACGCGATTCAGGCAGCAGGCATCGAGGGTCTTCGATTAAATAAAAACCCTGCAGGAGTAACTGAATTAGACCTTAGAGAAACAGGTGGATTTATTCCTCCAGTTGGTGTAAAAGAAAAGGCAGATGACATTCCAGCAATGTTATCAAATAACGAATTTGTAATGACAGCAGACGCTGTAAGAGAATTTGGAGACGGTGACGTCGATAAGGGTGCAGAACGTATGTACGCTATGATGAAAACATTAGAAAACGGAGGAAGAGTATAATGGCAGAAGTCCAAGAGAGTAGAGTATTACCAGCGCCGTTTATAGAAGCGGAAGCAAAACTTTATTTAGATGATTTACAAAAAGCGATTGGTGGATATAAAACTGCAGATCTAACTAAAACATTTGGTCCACAGTTTATAGCAGAACAAGACGCATTACAAAAAAGAGCGCAGGAATTAGCGGAAACAGGTATTGGTGGTTATCAACCATTCTTACAAAGTTCACAAGCTGCTCAAGCACGAGCTGCAGAAGCTGCTCAAGCAGCAGGTCAATTTGTAGGACCTGATGCATATAAAGATTTTATGTCTCCTTATCAACAGGAGATAATTGATACAACTCTTTCAGAATTTGACAGACAAACACAAGCAGGTTTACCATCACTTAGAAATCAAGCGATTCAAGCCGGTGCATTTGGTGGAGCAAGAGAAGGTGTTCAAGAAGCAGAATTTTTATCTGGTCAAGCTAGAAACAGAGCTGCACTACAAGCACAATTATTAGGACAAGCATTTGGTCAAGCTCAACAGGCATCGGGTAGAGCTTTTGGTCAACAACAAGCTTTAGCAAACCAACAACAACAACTTGCCGCAGCTCAATTAGGATTAGGTAGTGCACAGCAATCATTCTTAGGTCAAGATGTAGGAGCTTTATCAACTTTAGGTGCACAAAACCAAGCACAGAAACAAGCAGAGTTACAAGCAAGTCAACAGCTAGCTCAACAACAATTAAATCAACCTTTAACAGCTGCACAACAATATGGTTCTGGAGTTACAAGTTTAATTTCAGGATACCCAGGTAAAACTGTACAAGAAGTTTCTCCTTCACCAAGTGCATTACAAACTGGATTAACCACAGGTGCAACGTTGGCTGGTATCTATAGATTATTTAACCCACCAGGAAAACAATCATAATGAAAACTTTAAGAAGACCTATGTTTAGAAGAGGAGGTGAAGTCGATGGTGGCATCACTTCTGGTATGAGATCAAATTTTAGTCAGGGTTCATACAGAGAAAGATTTGATAAAATTATGCAAGATTATTCAGCACCTGCTGTTGATCCTATTGCACAGTTATTAATACAAGGTGGACTAAGAGGTTTTTCAGAAACAGGTGGCGGTTCAACACTAGGTAATTTAGCGAAAGCTTTTGAACCTGCAGTTGGTCAAGCATTTCAAACTATGGGAAGCCAAAGAGATGCAGCAAAACAAGCTGCACTAACAGGTTTAGAAATAGATATTGGAGAAGAGAGAAGAATAGAAGATCTTGCAAGAGAAGCTAAACAAAGAAAAGAAGACCAAGATTTTGATTTAAGTAAAATAGATACTAAATCAAAAGCTGATATAAAAAAGTTAGAGAGAGAATATGAATTAAAAGATCAGTATGGAACAGGAGCTTCTACTTTACAAAAAGATTATTCACCAGAAAGAGTTTATTATGAAACTTTAAAAGAATATACTGATCCAAAAGCTGCTGGTTATATTACTACAATTCAACAAGAATATCCTGAAGCATTCGCAGAATTTGCTGCATATATTGGACCATCGATTAGAAAAAACGAAAATTTAAAAGGTGGTTTTATAGGAACTTTACCTAATAGAAAAAAAGGAAAAACAAGAGAATATATATTTGATGAAATGATTCCGGGTGCTATTTATTTTAAACCTGACACAAAAAGATTGTATGAAAGAGATCCGGAACAAAACATATTAATTGAATATGATCCGTATTCAGGTAAAAAATTAAGAGAAATACCATTAGAATAGGAGGGTTAAATGGCGACATATGACCCAACAAAAAACTTCCCCACAAAAAAGAAGTTAGCAAAAGGTGAAATAGAAGATTATATTGATCTTACTCCTGAAGCTGAAGAAGATAACGAGATATCACAATTTGAAGCTGGACTTGCAGGTGTTGCATCAGGTATTTTAAAAATACCTGAAGGCTTTGTATCTTTAGGTGCTGAACTTATGGATGCAACAGGTTTATCACAAAATGCAGCGGCAAAAGTAGAACAAGTTTTTGACAAAATAAATCCATTTGAAGAAATAGCAGAGCAAAAAGCTGCAGGTAAAATTGTAGAAGCATTAATACAAATGGGTGTGCCCGCAAGTATTGGTGCAAAAATTGCATCTAAATTAGCAACCAAAGCATTACAAGCAAGAAAAGCTGGAACGTATGTAAATCTAAAAGGTAAAAACGTACGTAAAGGTATGCAACAAGTTTATAAATTAAATGATAAAGCAAGAGCTACAAGATTTGGAGCTGCAGTGGTTGGAGGTGCAACCGGTGAAGTATTTGTAGGTGATGCAGAAAAGATAGGAACATTTGGAGATGCATTTCAAATTGGACCAACACAATTAGATACAGAAGAATCAGCTGATCCAAAAGAAGATGCAGCAAGAAAGCTTTTAAACAGAGTTAAATTTGGTGCAGATTCAGTATTATATTTTCCATTTGTATATGGTGCAACTAAAATAGTAGGTAAGGTTGGTAAGTTTGGAAAAGATTTAGCATTTAGTTCTTCTAAAATAAATAAAAGAATAGATCAAATAGCAGGAGCCGTAAGGCCAACATCAAATAAACCAGAGGCTATGTTTTTAGCAAAGAATCAAGAGAATGCTCGTAAATCTGCTGACGCTAACTTTGCAATGGAACAAGTAAAAAGAATAGATAATGAAGTTGGTAAAATGTTTCCAAGTATTAAAACTTTATTTAATAAAGGTCTAAGAGAAGATTATCAAAAACAACAAGCAGAGTTTTACAAAGATCTAAAAACTTTAATGTTTGAAGGTGATATGTCTAAAAAATTAGGTGATACACCTATCGCTAAAAAATTACAAAAAACAATGACTGATGGTGGTTTAAATTCAGAATCAAGAAAAATAGTTTTTGATGCTATATATAATTCTAGACAAAAGTTTGTAAATTTAGTTGAAACTATTAAAGAAGGTAGCACAGCTGCTGTAACATTACCAAAAGATGTAAGAAAACTATCGGGACTAATGGGTGATAGATTAAAAATTATGTTGGGCGGCACATATAAAATATTTCAAAACCCATATGTAGATGCATTAACAGGTTATAAACCAACGGATCAATCTATAAATAATGTAAAAGAAATATTAAAAAGACACGGTCAAAAACATGGAAGAGAATTATCTGATGATGAATTATCATACAGAGTAAATGAAATATTAGATAGTGCAATTAAGTTTACACCTAAAACACAATTACCATCATTTAAAATGACTGATTTAACCATAGGTGCAAAGACTCCAGATGTTAGAAAAAACTTTGTACAAATGATGAGCAAAAAAAATAAAAATGGTGATCCTGCTACTGAGATTATTGGTAAAGGAAGTAAGGCATTTAGAGAATTATTTGGAGAAGTAGATGATGCAAGAGAATCTATTTATAGTGGAATTGGATTATTATCTAATCTTGCAAGAAGATCAGAGTTTATTGATGATGTATTAAAAGCAAATGATGAAGCTCTAGAAAAACAGACTAGAAAACTTTTTTATGCAGATAAAAATGAAGCAATTAAACAACTTGGAGCCGGTGGTCTAAATAAAATTGTATCTTTAGATGAAACACTGGAAGGTATGTTTAAGAATGGAGTTCTTGTAAACAGACTAAAAGGATTACACACAACACAAGAGATAGCCGATTCTTTTGAAGCAGTAAACAAACTTAGTAATTTTTTTATACGAGAAGGTAAAGTAGCTGATGCATATAAGTATATATTTTTATATCCAAAGGCAGGAGCACAGATTGCAAAAACAGTTCTATCACCTACAACACACATAAGAAACTTTTTATCTGCATCTGCTTTCTCTGTTGCTAACGGTACATTATTTACAAATCCTTCATTGATTGTAAGAGCAATGAACAAAGCACGTAAGTCTGTTCAGTTAGGTGTTAGATCACCTGAGGCGATGGATGAATATAGAAGATTGTTAGAGTTAGGTGTTGTGAATACCCAAACAAAAATGGGAGACTATCAAGCTTTGTTAAAAGATATTGAATTAAATCCTGATGGTGGTTTCTCAACTAATGCATTTAAAAGAATGCTACAAAAATTATCTAGAGCAACTAAACCTGCAACAGATTTATACACAGCTGAAGATGATGTTTATAAAATTTATAACTATTGGGTAGAAAAAGAAAGATTAGGTGATGCATATTTAAAAGCTGGTATTAAAAAAACTAATCAACAATTAGAAGAAGAAGCAGCTAACATTGTAAGAAACACTGTACCCAACTATGCATATGTATCTGATATTGTAAAAGGTTTGAGGTCAACACCTTTTGGTAACTTTGCATCTTTTCCAACTGCAATTATGAATAGTGCTGTTGGTATTGGTAGTAGAATAACAAAAGAAATGAGACATTCTAAACCTACAAAAGGATCTAACATGACACCTATGGTTTTTGAAATAGGTAAAGGTTTTGTTAAAAATGACAATCCTTTATATGGAATTGGTATGAAGAGATTAG